AATAAATCTCCTGCCGCTCCACTCCCTGAACCCGACGAATCAAGGGCAGCTCGATCAAAGGGTCGGTGTGGAGATAGAAGCCCACATCGTGTAAGACCTCTGCCGCGAACGCATACACCGCGTTCTGCATGTCACTGATACGAACGCTCGTATTTGCTTGTAACAGCTGGGCCTGCGTCGCCGTCGGGGCCGACGTTCCTGAACCGCTCAACAGGTCCAGCGAACCGGCCTGTTCTGAGAAGTTACGCTTGACCCATTCCATCCATGCGTACGACTGCTCTGACGCCCCGCCATATTCCACTTCCTTGATCTTGTTCAAATCCGAGACCCGAACGGTTTCACCGTCATTGGCATCAGCGATCTGCTCAACGTCCTCTTCCGCATCGTCCTCATAAGCCAGCACCCGTTTATTTCGCTCCGCCTGACGGGCCAGCTTACGGGCAATCCGATTGCCCAACAAATGCAGGTCATACCAAATGCCGGCCGGGGCCAGTGGAATCAAGTTGTCAGGCACCGACGCAAACCCTAACATATGGTAGGGCCCGGTTTCCGGGCCGTCGTACTCAATGTCACGGATGAATCGGTCAAACGTCATGTTTTTGGCATAGGGCATCGTTACGATGCGCTGCTCATGCGGCAACCAGATCTCAACCAGATCAACGTAACGACGGGGTTCGTCGGACCCAATCTTCGACGATCGGCTCAAATCAGACGCCCGATCCGTCTTTCCGATCGAACCAACATGTTCCGCCAACGAATTCAATAGGTCCGGATCACCGTACCCAACTTCCAACAAACGGTCCACGTCAGCACGATACCGATGCCCAATAAACGCCTGTTCATCCCATTGTCGGGCCATCGGGTCCAGAATCATGTCGTCCGGATCGACCCGTTCAGCGTACGGCTCCCCGACGTTTACGTCCACACCCTCGATACACACAACCTTGTTTCCAACCGCCAGTCCGGTTTTAATAAAACCAGCAAAAAAGATGGCGTCCACAATCGCCATACGCAGTTCGTCCTTAAACCGCATGCGCTTGGACGCCTCACTTAAAGCATCACTCAATACTTCGGCGTACTCACGATATGCTAGTACCGAAGTCGATGCGCGAGCCCGTGGGTCATTAAACACCAGATTGGGTACTAGCGTCGTTACTGCCGAATACATCATATTCAGCGGTGACGCCTTCGACGCCTCCTCATCGACCCGCGACGTATTCCGATAGAACCGGCCCACATATTGCGACAAAAACCGGATGCGGTTATGACGATACGACTCCAACTTCCCAAAGCTGGCCTCAACCAGCTTACTCAGTCGAGACGGCGTTAACTGCATAACCACTCCATAAAAAGTAAAGCCAGTGTACGGCTACTCACCGTACACTGACCACGAAAGGTAGGACGCAACAATCAATCCTTGGGGTACGGCGAAACGCGAATCGACAGGAACTGATTCCCTTGCTTGGACTCTTTAAACCACGCCGCCAAACGGGCTTCCACCAGCCCGTCATCGTTGACCTCGAAATCCTCTGATCGAATTGTGATTCGACCGGTCCAGTCAGGTCGGGCATCATTCCCTTCCTTATCGTTCACAAACAAAACACCACGATTGGCATTGTCGTAAGTTTTCCCATCCGACTTTGCCGATTTCACCGACTTGGCCACATGCCTCCTTTGTAAAACTGTATCTATTCTACCCCTCGTTTTATCAGTCGTCAAGCTCTATTTAATGTTTTTTTATAAAAATTATCGCTCCCACGCCTGTTTCTCCCGGTCACGAGCACGGACCACACGTTTCCGTCGGTCCGCAAATGACCCAAACGGGGCCCGTAGCGACTCTTCTTTAGTGACCGAGGGCAGATCTGCTGCACCCAATACGGTCAGAGCATCCGCGATCACGTGGTCGCCGTGCGTCGCGTTAGCACCGCCCTCTTCCCGTAACGACCGGCCCGGCACGATACGCCCCGACACATCGAATACGTAGTCTAACGCCTCATCCAGCGCCTCGTGGCAGTGGTTAATAGTGTGCCCGGTTTTTAGTGCTTCCCGGTACTCGCCCACCAACAGTAGTTTACGAGACGGTGATGAGTGCCACCCCCACCGACGAGTTGGAGAGTTGTCAGTGGTGTCGTTTTTCTGATAGTACATCGCCGGATAGGCCAAAGACAGCAGTTTCCGTCCGAACTGCATACCCGGCCCGTTTTTCTCAAATACGATGTACGGCGGTTTAGTCCCGCCAAACCACGCGGCCGCAAAGGCCACAATTTCAGCAAACGCCTCCGGCGGGGTGTATGCGTCCCAAAACTTGGCCAGAATACGGCCGGTCTTCTGGCTCCGTACCGAACACACGCTGTTACTCGATCCAGTGCCCCCGCTAATATCACATCCAAACACGTACCGATCGTCCTGCGGGGGGCGACCGTCGATCAGGTCGAACCACAAACGCCACGGCAGAGTCGCCCCTTCAGTAGAGAAATAGACAACATCCAATACCGGCACTGACCCCCGCAGCGCCTTACGCAGCATTGCTTTTTTGACCGAATCTGACTGATCCGCATTAAATACCAGCGTACCAGTTAGGTCCGGCTGGCGGGCGAAAGTCTCACGGTGTTTGGCGACTTCTTCGGCGCTAAACACCATATCGCCGACACGGCCATGCTCCATGTCAATGTTTTGGGCAACATCCCGCTTCGAGCGACGCTGTTTTTGTTGCTCCCGCCATGGCGATGTCCACACGACCTTGCCCGTATCCGGGTCAACGATCTGGCGGGCATCCTTCCCTTTCTCCGGGTGGCGCCACCACGGCAGCTCAATGATCACTGCCCGTTTGGCCCGATAGATCTTGGTAAACTGGGCATTGGGCGGTCCGGGGGTTGAGTTAAAGATGCGACACGCGGTCGTGTCCGCCGTCGCCAGATCAATCGCCTCGCCGTTGGGGACACGGGCAAACTCGTCCAATAGGATTGCCGTAGAGCGGCTCGCCTGCCCCGCGTTCTCGTTGGTCGATTCACCGTCGATTACCGACCCGTTGTCCCGGTTCTCCAGATGCATGTACGTGTCCCGTACGTTAGCCGGCTGCATCCAGTTCGGTTGCCATCGCAGCAAGTATCGATGCTTCTCAAACAAGGAGTCCATTGAGCCGCGACGGTCAACCAACGACTCCTTACGAGACAGCTCCAGAAATGACGTGTTACCGCGAAACTGCCAAAACCATTGGATCAGGGCAATCGTCAGCCACGACGCCCCCATGTCGCGGCTTTTGTTGATGAGCACGTCCTTACCACGTTCGATACAGTCGAGTAGAGTCAATAGCGCTTCGTCTTGGACTTTCCATGTAATGAACGGTACATGGGTCAGATTACCGGTCAGGGCAATCTCAGTACCGTCCGGATTGACCCGTTTGGGTCGATAGGTCCAGCCAAAGGCATTGAGCCAGAATAGCGGGGATTTGGCACACGCGGCCAGAATACGGCGTCGATTCATCCGCGACGACTCGGCGACTGACACCAACTGCTTTCGCCATTGTAGATTCAGGTCCAGCCGTTTTGGAATGATCGCCCCGGTAAGGGGGCAGATCATTCGATCCCCATACTGCTCCGGGGCTGACATCAACAACGGCTCGCCCGCATCAGTCAATGATCTCTCCGACAATGGTAGCAAACGTCGCACCAGCACCTAAATCGACCGTCGGTGCTTGACCACGGGGCAGAGGAAGCCCCCACGGCAACGACAATCCGGCCCCGTTTACCGCGACAAGGTAGTTGGTTGAGTAACCAAAACGGGCAGGACCGTCGGCCGATACAGTGTACAACACAACCCGCTGCGTAGACCCTACCGATACAGAGGCCCCGTTCTCGTTCACGAGGGTCAAAGCCCCGTCAGCGGTTGCCGTACCCAACACGACCAGACCCGAAGTATACGGTCGAAACGCACAACTCATCCCTCACCATCGCTTTCCGGGACCAACCCGTTCAATGCATCCAACTGCAAATCCAACTGTTCGTCAATATGGGCATTGGTCGTTTTATTCGCCGCAGCCCGAACCGGCTTCCCTTCCAACCGGTCCAATACCGCATCAATCGCAGCCTGCGACCGGTCGTTGATCGCCTTGCGTAACAGGATACGGGCCAGTGCCTCGTTACCCGTCATCTCCGGCGTAATGTCCGCGTCTACAGACGTTCCGACCGGGAGCCTAAGTAGCCTTTGGAGTTCAGAACGGACAGTTCCGTCTCCGGTGTATTCTCCGGTACCGTCCTCAGGTCCACGTACCCGTCCAGTGTCTTGTACTGCAGCGGTACCAAATAGCCGGACGACGCCATTGACCGAAGAACCTCCTGTCGGTGTACCCGACAATACCTCTCGGACCGATGCTGAGTCGGTCTGTTGCACTTTTCGCACCTTTTTCCCATTACTTGCCATCCTATCCACTTCGGGGGATAACCACCCCATTACAACGCCCAGCGCGGGGCCAGAAACGGCCCTGCGCGGGCCTGATTAACCTCCGGACGACTTCTGAGTCATCCACACTTCAGCAACGCCTCTAATAGCCTTTAAACGCAAACTAGGGGCATTGGATGAATACCATCTGAACTACGCCGGAGCGATACTCCTTACCACTCCGGCGTAGCCCAATCGTCTACCAGTTACGCCGGTAAACACCACGGGACTATCTTCAGACTGTACCGAGTCCAAGTTGCCCGGAGCTAACGGAACCTCACGCACCTACGCTATGTTGGCCGTACTAGCTCCACCAATAATCTACACCGACACCCACACCATGTCAAGCTGTTTCTTTGTTCTTTTTCGAGGACCAACTGTTTAAACAAGAGTTAATCTCCCCCCTTTCTCCCCTACTCTTAGTTTATACTTATTTACCCCTCTATCCCCCCTCTTAAGCTATACTTTTTATAACAGGTTGAATATGCTCTACATGCCCTGTACTTCTGTAACCTATGTGTATCCCTCGTACACCTATGGTTCAATCCATATGCCCCATATAAGCAGGGCATATAGAGCATATTCCCCTTATTCCATCCAAATGCGGGATACAGCTAAGTCATGCCTAACCGCCAAGTTAGGCATGACTTAGCGATCCATATAACCATTGAATGTCGCGTCGAACGATGGACCCCCAATCCATCGGACGACGCGACATTCTGTATACCTCTGGATTGCATAGTCCTGTGTAGTACAGTATACTCTAACCAATGACACCCCATGCAGTTGAGTACTACACAGTCCTATGCAATCGTACAGACAACCGCATACAAGCCCCCAACGCTTGTATGCGGTTGTCGATGTCACAATGCTATAGCCATATCGATACAGGGTTAGTCATGACTTAGCTGTATCTATATACCTTTATACCAAAAAAAGTATGAAAAAGTCAATTATAATCGTGTTTTTTTGAAATATTTTTTTATAACCATGTTAAAATAGGTAAACTTTAACGTGTAGTTAAAATGGGTAACTTTTATGTCACATAAATAAGCCAATCCCTCGCTACACGTCCAAACTGCTATTTCCCGGCTTAGTCGAACGCGATACGCGAGGGATTGGCTAGGGCATAGGGTTTATGGGCCTTTTTATAGCTAGACACTGTGTAACTAGTGTGTCATGTTGGGCATAGGGTCAATAAACCCCTGCCCCCTATTCCAATGTATGGAAATGGTGTAATTGTGACAGGGCTGTGACTCATACACGTGGTAGGCCCCTCCCCCAAGTTCCGCAAACCCCCTCCCCACCCCGATTCGGCTAATCCCGGTAGTGTTTAAGCATAAGAACGACACCGGCTTCGCCGGTTAATACATCCTCGTAGCATGGCTCAGTATAACATCAGAATCTTCAAGAGATACCCAAAACTGTTTGACACTGCCCCTACTGTCATGGTATAATGTCGGTATGAACCATGCAGTTATCCACGTCGATGCGTCCTGTTCGGCCGCACACGGGACAATGCGAGTCGGATATGTTATTCGGACCATTAATGGCCGGCTGTTGGCTCGTGTAGGTCGGGCGTGTGGGGAAGGCACTGTAAACGTGGCCGAATATCTGTCAATGATCGATGCCCTCCGACATGCGTTTCGACTGGGCATTCGCGTAGTAGAGGTGTGCTCTGATTCTCAGTTGATGGTCCGACAACTGACTGGCCGGTACAAAGTCAAAGACCGTCGTTTGCGCCGTCTCGTACGAGAGATTAAAGACCTATTGCCCGCCTTTATTCGTGTGTCTGTGAAATGGGTTTCGCGGGAGAGTAATTTATACGCCGACCAGTTAAGCCGTCATACGGTGTACGAGGAAGTTCCATTGGGTCCGACTGGTAAATCCGGGGGTCGATTCCCGCGAGCACTGCATGCGTGGCAGGCGGCACTGGTCCGTGACGCACTGGCACGGGGGGCAACTGAGTACGCGATGGCCCGGACGTTCAACATCCCGGCAACGTCGGTTCGCCAAATCCGGCTTAACAAAGGGTATAACGATGCCAGCCTCGACAACTTACCCGAATGGGACTCAGAAATGTTCCCCGTCGAACCCGCCCCCGCCCCAGCCTTCCCAGCACCCGCCGTCTACACGACGTTCGACGAGCCGCTCACTACGCAACGGCCTGACGGTGCGACATCTGATGACATCCCCGCCATTCAAAGCGTTTTCGAGGATGTTCGGGGCCAACTATCTGACCCACCTCCCGCGTCATAAGACCGAATGGTGGGGGGTATACGACGGTGAGACACTGGTGGCAATTGCGTCGCTGGAGCTACGAGGTTCTGTTGCGGTGTTTACTAGTTGTGCGGTATTGCCGGCATACCGTGGCTTAGGCCTACAATCGCGTCTGATCCAAACCCGACTGCGCTGGTTACGGCGCCACACCACTGTTACCCGTGTTACTACCTATGTGCATAGAGAAAAATGGCGCTCCCTGTCGCACTTAGTCCGTCACGGGTTTCGCTTTCAGCGTCGTGCACTTCGCGGACATTGGTATCACCTATACCGTACACTCCGGTGACTTATGTGGCGACCATTCCGTATCCTCGCTGTTCTACTGGTCCTGTGCGGCTCGTGCCGGTCACCAGTTGTACGCCCTCCATTCTCTCCGTCTCCGCCGTCGTCAGCCCCGGCTTCCGTCGAAGTACCTTTTCTAGTACGAGACCCATCAATCCTGTGGGGGGCTAAACTGTGGACTGAGGGTGTGGTTGCACAGTACGGTCCGAATATTGTGGTGATTGTCGGGCATGGGAAAACCTTCAACCATATTTGGGCCGTCTATGATTCCCAAGGGGTTCCATCCCCGGTCGAATGGGTGGTCGATGTGGTACGCAAAGAGTATCCTGATCGCCTTATCTTTGTGTTTGTGTGCAATCCGGACGGTATTACACTGGATCGTCCTAACGTCCTCTATGGGAAACAGAGTCTGTGGTTAGTGCCAGACCGTCTCCTTCCAAACCACGTACGTGACCATCTGTGGCCAGAAACGATTGGTTCGGTGTCAGAGCTGACCTACAACCCGTGATAATACAAAAAACAACGTCCTATAACCGGCTGTTTCAGTGGTGAGTGAAACATCGCGATCAGGGGCTATTAGAGGCGTCGGTTAAGGTTCAACGACCTAATACCCATCCTGCATTGTAGGAGCGCCTCTGTGAGGCTTAACGGAGGGTTCCTGAGCCT